ACGGTGAGTAGCATCACCTAAATTCTGTGTGCCATCTGCTAAGGGCCGAAAGTCTAAGCCGTTTTCTTCCCACTGTAATAGTGTGGTACCAGAACCAAATGCTGACCAGCTTAACGGGCTTGAACTAGGGGTGTTAGCAACATTACCACCTACCAAAGAAACATAGAAGGCGCCGTCATACAATACGATGTCGTTGATGATATACGTTATGTTGACATTCCAAAGTCTGACGAACTGCACAAGCTCCCATTTATCAAGGCTGATATCTGGTTGGTTATTAAGGTTGTTCGCCGTCCATGACTTGTAGTACAAGCTGTTGTAAACAACAATGGAAGATACCTGATATACAGTTGTAGAGTTCCACTCGGCAAAGTTGCCTCCTGCGCCCTCAGTAGGGAGATCGGCTCTCACAGGATCGAATTGCTGTAGCTGAGCTCCAGGTAATCCCGTTACTGGGTTGTTCTCATAAGATATTACTTTGTAGATACCCTGGCCAAATACGCTAGGACAACGACCTTCGGCGTCTAACTGAACCGGATTGGTGTTTGGTATCTGCTGGTCGACATCGGCGTATGTGTCTTTCAAAGTACTGGTTGTTCCTGTAACCAAGAACTCTAACCAGCCGTTTTCAAGCGGATCTCCGGTACCATCGAAAAACTGGGAAAACGCATCAATAACTCTTGACATAGCTTATTCCTCTTCTTCCAGACGCTCAGGAACCAATCCTTGCATTCCTAAGGCAGTGGCCAGCTCTCTACTGATGGGGAGCTGATATTGTTCAATAAGACGTCGGGTTGAATCAGACATTTTCTTTGTTATATTGTAAGACTTACCTAAAGCAATGGCTAGGCGGGCGCGTATCTGCATGTTGTCAAACGCATGAGCTACGACACCTAAAGAGCCTCTTCCCTTGGTAGCCATACCCTCAAGATCTAAGTTCTTAAGATTACCGGCGTGTTTGGTAAGTTCGTTTCGCAGTTGAATCATTGACTGCTCTTTGGGGTTAAGTACCTTAAGTTCAGGAACGGCAGTCTCTAAGCCTTCTTTTGCTCCACGAGCTATTGCATGCTGAGTCTGTATGTCGATCGGGGCTTCTCGCATACGTGCGTAATAGTTCTCAGTTTCCTTGTAGATCTTTTGTTTCATAGCCTGCACTTCCTGTAGCGGAAGCTCAGCACCCCGAGTCTTAGTTTTATGCTCGTACAGCTCTTGAACGATCTTATTGATCGCAGTGAGCTCTTTAATCGGCTTCTGTGAGGTATCACTGATTCGCTTATGCAGAGGCTCTATTTGCTTGAAGAGCGTATCCAAAGGAACACGTTGACCCGTATCATTCGCGCGATCAATTAAGTCACTGATTTCTTTGCGGGACACGTTTATTTTGGTACGGAGTTTATCAAGACCATCAACAGTCGGCAGTATGCCTTCTGCGATACCAGTCTTAGATAACTTCGCACGCATGTCTTGTTCTAAATTACCGGAGAACTTTGCAGCTTGTGCATACATTTTCTCAGGGTCTCGTATAGCCCTAATGATTGGTAGTCGGCTTGGAGATGCTGCAACCGCCGCTCCGCCTTTTATGGCTTTACCAGCTAGCCGAGATAAGTCAGTACTCTTTGCGATTGCGTCTCCTGTAGTTTGCAGGAATTTGATTTTGGTGGCTGTTCCAGTGCCGCGTATTGTAGCGCCGGCAGGAGCCACAAAAGTAAGGCCGTCTGCTATAATGCCTACAGGATCTTTGGCCAATGCTGTTTTGAATTTGTCAATTGAGCCGTATCGATCTTTGTAGAATTCTACAAGCATATCAACTTGAGGTGTTTCTAGTTCTTCAATTTCCTCATCTGCCATTTCAGCTTGTTTCTCAGCAAGCGGCCTATCAACCATTTGGGCCACTTCTTTTACCAGACCGCCAAGAGCTTTAGCGGTCTGAACTGGATGTATAACTGCCTGAACCAAGTCACCTAAGAAACTGGCGCCACTTTTAGGTAAGTTAAGAGCAGCTGACTTCAGCGTATTTCCCCATGAAGCGACCTCAGGATCATCGCTTATCTTTTGTGGAACCTCCGGGGCTGGCAAGGCGCCCGGAGGTTCGGCGGCAGGCACTGGGGCTGGATCAGTGCTTGGAGGTGTTTGCTTTGCTGGCCCTGGAGTAGGCTGTTCAGTCTCAGGCGGAGTGATTAACTCGCCACCGAATTTACTAGTGGCTAAGCTATCATTCTCATCTTCCAATAATATACCACCGAATTTACTAACCATGATTAAGGTTTCCTATATTTTATTCCATCTTCAATAAAGATGTCCCCTGATTTCAAAGCATCATACTCAGCTTGGGTTGATACAGTTTTGGCACCGGGAGTTGTTTCTAATCCACCTTCAGAAGAAGACGTAGCAAACATGTCATCTACATTCATGCTAGAGATGGCCTTTTTCCTACTCTTGGAGTTCTTAAGAAAGTTCTTATAGTGATTCATAACCAGACCAAGGTTTTCTTTCATCTGGGTTGGAGACTGAGATTGTTCCAAACTGCCTATTGAAGCCTGCAAGGCTTGCAACTCCTGAATAGCAACCTGACCAAGGGCACCGCCTGTGGGACTCTGCAGTCTCATATCCTGGAGTTTATCAAATCCTATATTGGCTACAACACTCTGAATGAGTTGCTCCATATCTGCTGCTTCTGTACCAGGAACATGTTTCACAAACTGACCGATAAAGCCTGACGTATTCCAGTCTGTCATATCTGTTGCTTTTTTAAGTTGCTTGAGGATACGATCACCTTTTGTAATATTCTGCGTGTACAAAGTTACAAGTTTGCTCTGGTTCTCTTTGCGCTCCTGGTGAACCTTACTACCAGGGATTGAGATAATTTTTTTAGGATCATCAGGACTACGTTTGAAACCAGGAGGCAGTTCGCCAAATTCTTCTTTATAATCACGAATTCGTTTTTGCTCCTCGACCTTATTTTCAGCATTTTGAATCTCTCTAAGCCGTAGCGCAACGTTAGCTTCTGATACAGCCAACCGGCCAGCTTCAAGGGACTCGTCATCTTGATCAGGATAAGCGCCGTGGAACTTAGCAAACTCTACAGCTTCCGAAAGTTGGTCTATACGCCGATCGGCATCTGGCTCGGCCTTAATGGCCTCAAGATCTATGCGCATTGTGGATCCTTCTGGTAGAGGGGCTATGGCACGATCCAACATCTTTTCCTGTAGCTCCATGTCATCGGAGTTTACTAGAGCTGCATGTACACTGTATGCGGATTCGACAAAAGCGGTTTTTTCAATACCGCCGAATACATTAATTAACTCTTTAGCTGCTTCTGGGTCTATGGCACTTAGGGTTTGTACGTCGGAGTTGAAGCCACCCGTATCGCCTTGTTGCCATTTTATAACTGCTTGCTTAGCAAGATTATCAGCCCCGATACCCTCGGCTATACTACGCTTTTGTTCTTTAAGAGCTAAGTCACCAGATTCTTGAGCAATAGCACCTAAACCAGCTGCACGACCTTCTTGAGATTCAGCTCGTGTATTTGCGTCTTCTGCAAGACGAGAATCCTGGCCCACTCTATAGGAATTAAGAATGTTTCCTGCAAGGTCTGAACTCAAAGGTTGCGCGCCGACGCGCGCGAATGCTGTAGGATCTACCATTATGCTCCCCCTTGTTTACCTAAGTAGCCGGCTGCTATCTGGCCTAAACCACCGATTGTTTGTGCAGTAGTTTGACCGGCTTGTTGCTGGCCAGCTGCAAGAGCTGCTCCCTGTTGAGCAGTTAGCTCCGCTTGTTGGGTACCCTGACCGACTGCTATGTTAGCCAGCTGAGCATTGGTTCCAAGTTCTGCGTTAAGATTTGTTGTACCCTGCTGTATAGACAGGTTAGAAAGATCTTGAGCCGTTCCTGCTCTAGTCTGAGCCAGACCGGATCCAAGACCGAGTTGCATCTGGGCGCCTTGAGCACCTTGCTGAGAAGCAAGTCCTGCGAGTGTACTTCCTGTACGTTCTGCAAGACCAGCTTCGGCACCATGTATGTTAGCCACACCAGCGCCAGTCTGCTGGGCAATACCTGCTTGAACTTCACCGAATCCCGCTTCCATACTGGCAGCAGACTGACCGACACTTGCTTGTTGTGTAGCTGTACCAAGGAGAGCCTGAGCTTGATTCTGATCAATGCCGGCCTGCTGTGATATGAGCTGGACGAGCTGGGCAGATTCTGTTTCAGTCATGGCACCTAGGTTTTGGCCTAATCGCTCTTGGATACTAGACTGTGCAAGAGCCATGCCCTGATCAAGCTGGGCGGATGATAACCCGAGTTGCTGCGCCAAGTCAGCTTGTCCTTGGCCTCCAGCTTGAGCGACTTGGGCAAGCTGAGATCCAGAACCGGTTTGTATGCCAGCCTCTTGGCCAGCGATACCGACTTGTTGTCCTGCAGCGTTTGCGATGAGGCCGGCTTCTTGACCTGCAGCGTCTTGTCCTCTGCCGGCAATACTCCTAAGATTCTCAACGTACTGCTGTTGCTGTTGAGATGCAATTCCCATAGCTTGTTCTTGAAGTGCCGTTCTAACATTTGAACCGCCTAACCCGCCGATTGCAGCGGATGATCTCAGGAGAGCTTTCTCCTGACGTTCTCGTAAGAATTTTTGTCCAGGTGATTCATTGAACTCTGCCTGGGCAGCTGCCGCAGCCTCAGGGCCAAGAGCTCCAGACAGTGCAGCTTCTTTCTGCATTGCCTGACGACCAGGATCAGAGAAGCCTGCAAGACGTCCTAAGCTATCTTCCTGGCCTTGCTGAACAACTTCCCGACCACCCTGAAGACTTGTCAGAGCTCCTTCTTGCCCAGCGGAGATATCGCCACGTGCTGTAGCGGTTCCTTGTGCAAGCTCGCCCTGTGCAACAGACGTACCAGCTGCTAAGTCTTCCAAACCAGCTTGGCGACCGAACTCGACTTCTTCTTGAGCAGCTCCAGACCCTGCAGCAACCTCACCTCGGCCCTCAGCAGCAAGCTCTGAAGACAAAGCTTGTGCGTCACCCACTCTTGCTAAAGCAGATTGATACTGTTCAACTGCGCCAGCTTCACCTCTATCCAAGGCAGCTTTGGCTGCATCTAACTCACCAATAGCCTGAGAGCGACCAAAGTCCATCTCGCCTTGAGCAGTAGCACCGGCATCTTGTAGTGCGCCGCCTGCTTTCTGCAGAGCTTCTGCTGCACCAGCAAAACCTGTACCAGGCATTCCGCCATTCTGCATGGCGTTTTCAACTGTGGAGTTGACTTGATCACGTGGAAAACCTTGAGCTGTTCCTTGTGCGCCCATGATGGCTCGCTGAGCATCAGCACCAGCATTCGCAAGAATCTGATCTGCATTGCCAAAGGATTCACTTAACAGACTCATGACGTCGGTCTCGCCGCTAAGCAGTTCGCCTCTGGCGTCGGTCATTCTGTTATTGTAATCTGCGAGTGCAGGAACAAACCCATCGATGATATCAAGTCTGGCTTGATCAGCAGCAGCACCTGTTTGCTTTGAAGCGTCTTTCAGTGCGCCTGCCTGAGTCTTAGCCGCATCTTTAGATGCTTGACTCGACATATATGAGGCTGCTAATGTTCCTCCAACTATTGCGGCTGTTGCCATAAATCCCCCTAGTATTTCTCGATTTCTTCTTTTGCTATCCCATAGATAACAAGATTTTGAATTGTGTCATTCTTCAAATACGCGTCGGGGATTGTTCCATAGAGTGTAAACCCTAGAACAGTTGCGTGCTTAATGATATTAGTGTAGGTTTCTGGAATTTGACAAATCACGGTAGCTAATTTTCCTACATTCTTAGCCATCCACCTAAGAGCTATTCTTGAGGCTTTTTTGCTGTAAAGTTTTCTATGCTGTGGAAGCATAGCTCCGTGTATTTGCCACATAACTCTTGTCATCTGCTCAAACCTGAAAGCTCCTACAACTTGATCGTCTACTTTTACGCCAATCCAGAACTCATCTACAAGGTTTGGCATAATGAAGTCCATACCATCCTCATAGCTATCTTTTGCAATTACTTCATTCTGCATAAGCGCCGCAGCGACCAAATAGTCTGTAATTCTATAAGCTTTCAAATTACCACCTGTTATATTAAGCGTTAAGTGCAGGATGACCAAAAAGACGAATCAGGAATTGACCCGCGGTATAAGTAGCATTGTCTGACGCACCTTGTGTAAGATACAAATAATAGTCGTCAGTAATTGCCGGTACAAGGTTCTGGATAGTTTCGCCCAAGACCCAGTCGCCAGTACCGTCACAAACGACAGCTCTATTAGCAACTGTATCATCAAATTCCTCAGCTCCAGATGATCCTTGAACCAAGATAATGTCAGCGTCCCCAGTAAGAGGAAGCTCCACGCATGTCATTTCCACTTTGTAAATGACGCCATCAACTTCTACGTTTTGCTGCTTGATGTAAGCAACACCACCTGCACTGAGACCAATAACGTCATCTGCAGTACCGGAAGAATCGAGACCAGTAAGGTCAATCTCGAATTCGGTTATAATGTGACCATTATCATACCACCGATAGGCTCTAGGGTCGAAGGCAGTACCAATAAGGCCAGCACCATATTCTGCCATGGCTGCTCCCCTGTCACCAATAAAACGAGGGTATCTATCGTCTTCAGATACTGAACGAATCCCGGCAAGTTCCCATTCGGCCCAATATCCTGTAATAAGAACAGTACTGATGTTTAAAAGAGCTGCAGCTTGAGCTGCAGAGTACCCGGCCACATGACATTGTTTTGAAAGTTCTTTCTTTTGTGCGGTTGTTAAAGACATTTTTTCACTCTCCTTTATAAATAGTTAAATTGCTACCCATCCTAACGTTCGATCCCCACCTATATCGGCGAGTTGTTTTATGAATTTTACGGCTCCTGCAAGGCCAGCGTCATCCATATACTCAGCACCTTGCTGTGCTTCTACAACTCCCTCCGGAGAACCAGTTCCAATAGTCAGACCACGTTCTTCTACTTGTAGAATAAATAGTCTGAAGTTGTCTGAAGCGATCCCTGTTCTCGGCCATACAATCGGCCATGATGGATCTATTTTGTTGATTGTGGTTTTCATGATATTGATACCCATAAGCCTATGATAACAGGTTTAACAGGGTCTGACATTCTGAATCGAAGTACACCGAAACGTGGTATACGTCCATTCTTTCGCCAGACTATGCGATGGCCATAAGCACCTACAGGTCCTATCTCTCGTGTACGTTCATAGTGGAATGTCTTGGCGTCTTCTGAGATTGCCAAAGAAACCTTAGGGTCTTCGACGTCGCTGTTCCCTACGCCGGACTCCATGATCAACTCTATTCTTGGGACGCGCATTGACAGACCTTGTTTCACAAGAGGTCTAGATGAGAAAAGTCGTATGATGTCGATGCCGTACTCTTGATATTCGTTAACGTCAAGAATCCCGATTCTACCATCCACATTATCGCCCACAAGAGTGCGGCCATAAGCAGTAACCAGAGAATTAACTCTCCATCGCGTCTGTTCATAATCACCATCCGCATCTATCTCTGATGACTTTTGTTCATGCCATAAATTAGTAGTCATGTTGTATACGAAGGTTCTATCAGAGAATGTGAAGGCTACATAAAATTGGCCGCGTCTAGCCCAAGCGATTGAGAAACAATCCGCGATAACAGCATCAGAGTAATTACTAAGAACATTATCAATAGCGTCAGTTGACTTCTTAACATATACACCACCTTCAAAAGCCCAGATAGCAGGACGCTCATCCTCACCACCGCCAACCATGAAGAAGCGTTGGTTTGAGTTGATGAGGGAGAAAGGGGCGAAACATCCTTTGTCTAAGAACACATTACTTCTTTGGAAAGGAAAGCCAGAGCCACCGATATTTTGAAAGCCCTCAGTTGTTATGCTACCAGTCATGTATATTTGGTTGTTATGTACTACTGGAGCAACGATAGCATCAGGATCAGATTCGGCACTACCGAAATCAAGAGCACTCCAGCTCGTACCATCATTAAGTGCAGATACAATCCATTTTTTAGAATCGGTTGAACAGGCAAAATAACCATCAATATAAACCACATGTTGAGGATCACCGTTAGCATCAAAGTCGGCGTCTGTAATCTCAACAAACGGTGTACCTGCAGCTTCATTATAAATATAACCCTTACCCCCTGGAACTAGTATCATTAACTGTGTTCCGTTATTAGCCATTGATACTCTACCAGTACCTTCAACAGTGCCAAGGTCGGCAAGAGAGAATGATTCAACTCCGTTAATATCTATGGATCGTTCAAGACAGTATAAAGTGTCTCCTTGTACAAAATATGGGATGCCATTCTTTATATCGGCACCACGGTTTGCATCAGCTGTAAGACTTCCAGCTGTAATAAGAGCTTCAATACCGGGTGACCCATAGAGCTGACCTGAAGTAAGAGCTGCGCCTTGTGGCAAGATCGGGACCCAATTAGTGCATTCTTGATTTGAGATCGGTAGCGAATGGGACACATAGAACCCACTCGCTACACCAACTTCTATAGGGGTTTTTTGCATTAGTCAATCCTTACTATGGCTTTAACAATGGATATATTCACAGTTGTGTCGTTATTCTCAACAAACAGCTCTATGTAGTCATTCGTTGCCAATTCCAGGGACCAGATCATACCTATATTTCCTGGGTCACCAGCATCGAATTCACGTGCTATACCTGAATCTGTTATTACCGCACCGTTTTTAGCAAGATAGAAGGTGCAGTCATCTACCCCAGATACAAGATCTGCTGTAACTGAAACATCGATATCAGCATGCGTATCTTTACCCGTGTATGTAAATTTACCAGTTGCATCAGTAGTAAATCTATGAGCCTGTTGTTCGGTCCAATTAGCGCCAACCTTAACAGGAACATTCTGAGTGGCTATTGTAACTGTCGTGCCACCATTTGTTGCTAAACAATCTAGTCTGCTGTCTTCTGTTTCCGTATTAAGGTGGAATTCCCAGAGATTATCAAATTCTGTTATATTACTAAGGAAAGCAGAAGAACCTAAGTTCCTACATAAGTGAACTGTTCCCTGACCGCTTGTATTGATGTTTCCGGATGATACAAGACCTGTCAAGAAGACACCTGAAGTACTTATTATGCCTATCATCGATAGCAACTGTAAGTTATCGAATGTCGCGGTTCCAAGGTTAATTCCATTACCCACGCCTGAAGGAATTACAACAACTACAGTGTTCATGATCAAGGTGTTAAAATCATTTTCGAAGGTGAAACCTTGTACTGTAGTAGCAGTCGTAACTGTGTCAAGCAGCATCGCGTCAAGGCCATCAAAGTTACCGATGTTTGCGCAAGACACATTAACATCAAACATACTGAACTGATGTACTTGTGTGGTGGACTCTACATCAAAAGCTGTGCCAGCTGCCGCTACCAAAGAAATATCGCGGATTTTACATGTAACATCTAGGGCGGTAATCATCACACCTACGCCTGTGTAGGTCAAGGATATGATCATGGAGTCGCCACCTGATATTACAGTCTTGGCGCCCATAACTAAGGAGTTAGCTCCTAGAGACACATCATTCTGAAAGAGGTATTCAGTATCATCTGCTAGGGTAATCACTGTTGCGGCTGGCGTAGGAAGATCAGCGAGTTCAAACACTTGGATTGTCTTCGTGGTGCCTGGAGTACCGGAAGTTGAGATTTGGATAACGTTTCCAGAACCACCTACCGTAATACCTGTGCCAGCCACGATGCTTCTTATCGTGGGCTGTGCAGCATTCTCATCAATAAGAACTGCAGCACCAGTTTTGTCGGGAATAAAATTGTGTGATAATTTGAGGCCGTTAAATGGGCTAACAGATGGCAATATTCCAGGACCACCCAATACGTTTCTGATGTAGTTTACATCCGCGATTACTTGGAGCACAGGTACCGCGGTTACTTCACCTAAAGTCAACAAGGGGCCTGATACACCGAAATCAATGACGAGCTGTGATTGTTTAATCTTGAGGTTCTGACCATTTCTTACAAGGTCAAGAGTGTCGGTTCCCTCAGACGCAGTAGTCTCAACAAAATTACTCTTTTTTATATCTTTTTCTCTGGCTACCATTACGCCTCCTCTGTATCATCCTCAAGCGCTATAGCGCCGCCTGTTTCAGTCAAAATTGTGTCTTCTTCATCGGGATAGAAAGTGCTGTCTGAGAAATCTGGGTAATCGTTACCAGAACCACGCGGTAAGGTGCTCGGGAACGCGGCAGAAGCAGTACCTACTGCCAAATCAACGATCGCACTGAAGCCGGCTTTAGCTCTAGCTACTAGTGCTGCAGATGGATCAACGTCGTATTTGGGGCTAAGAAAGATGCTAAGGTTCGCTTTAACACCAACCTTAGCCCCTAAAGGAATCGTCACAATGTCAGCTAGATCGCTGACTTCAGTGTAACCAATTTCAATGCCCTGTGCGGCCCACATCGCCATCATATCATTGAGATATCTAATGGCGGCCTTAGCCTCAGATTGCTCTATTCTGGCTTCATCAGCCTGAACAATAAGATCTTCTAGAGCATCAGTTACGATTTCTTTGGTTTTAATCGGCATCGTTCAGATGCTCCTTTATCTTGAAGAGGGCCAGATTTTGAGCTCCGGTAAGAGTGGACCCGTCAAGATCTTTTTTGGTGAAGAACTTATCACCAATTACTTCATTGGCGTACTTAAATGCTTCAGCTGAGGTTTTAAAACTGGCCAATTGGCTTATATGCCACTTTACACTCCCAGGTACGCCATGGCCCTCATTAGGGTCAGGAGTTGGCAGTGGCGCGAGTTCAGGCTCCACTTCAGAAGGAGTGAAGGCCAATTGATCATCTACCGCACCAAGTTCATGAAAGAAGTCAAGTTCATCTTCATGGACTCGAGCTTGACGATATAGAAATGGACTGTCAGGTCCTGGTGGGAAATAAACTAATTTTGACATTTGGTGTCCTTTCATAATAGGCGCCCCTAATTAGGGGCGCCTAATATACTACAGTTGCGCCAGAGCTAGTTTTTAATAGCCCCAACCTTTACCGGAGAAGAACGGGTTCAGACAGGCAAATGCAGGCAGAACATCAAACCTGATTTTTTGCTCATTCTTATCACCATCAGAGTACTTGGAGACTCTGATCGAGATACCGTCGGATGTGGTTGCAATGGTGTCCGTGCTAAACAATTTCGGCAATTTGACAAATGCAATTGCAAAAGCGTCCTTGTGATAGAACAGATTCGGCTGATAATTCGTAGCCGTGGCACCAAGAATGTTAACAACATCATTCTCTACAAAAGCAGAATTGACATTGTTATACTGTCCGTTAGCCTCATAAATCGCAGGTCCGGATACCAGTAAAGTAATAACACCGCCTGAAGCTAAAGCATCAGCTGTTACAGTGCCCTTCCAAGTAATGGCAGCACCAGAAGCGTCCAGGATCAATTTACCTGTACGGGGGTGAACGTAATACCGACCTTCGACTTCAATCATCTCACCAGCTTTAACGGTACCAGCGGCGGTAATGCCATCAACTTCAATGGACTGAATCATGGTATCTTTGTGGGTGACATAAGTTTGATCGATAGCGGTAGCTGTAATAGCCCCTTCACGGTCAGCACATACGCCGGAGGCATAGCTGCTGAGGCTGTTGCTTGAAATGGCCCGAAGACCGGCAAACGGCGTACTGATCTGGGATTTTTCCCAAGCAGTCTGTACGAGCCTGGAAGGATCAGCGCTCAATCCGGTCTGAGCACCTGCCAGGTTTTGAATGGTAAAGGGGTTCATCACATAGTGATGCTCGCCTTCAGGGATACCCAGGGATTTCATCATGGACATGGCGGAAGCCACATCAGCCCATGCATCAACGACGGTACCAACGACACCAATCTGCAGTGCGGCTCGTTTATACATGTAATCACAAAAGGAAGTTTCCAGCTCAATACACGCGGTCTCAGCTGCGGGTTTGAGGATGGTCTCGAGCTGATCGAGATTCAAGGCCTCTTCCTTATTGGTCCATTCGATCGGTACGGTAATGTAATTCTGCACCTGGGCAGTCGCTTTACCGGAAACGATGTTATTCCATGTTGAGAGAGAGATATCCCCACCAGCAGTACGAACTGAATTGTACTGGTGCGGACGCTTGATGTCAACATAGTCGCCGGATGCGGGGTTAAACTTACCCTGGAACATTTGGGTGTTAACGGTTTTGGAGAGCACGCGTTGTTTTTCAAACGCGGGGATGAAAGCTCTCATGACTTTTCTGGTAATGTTACTGGCTAAATTGTTGGCCACAGTGGACCTCCTTATTCAAAATCGACCCCATTAAGAAACTTTGATTGACTTGCGCCGGCGCCTTTACCACCGGGAATGTCTAGTGGATCTGGCGTTGTTGATGACGCAGGTTTTAATTTGGCTGCTCTAGGTGCGATAACCGAAGCAATGTGAGCAGACGCTGATATTGGATCCATTTTCCCGATCGCCTCAAGCTCTTCCAAAGAAGATGCGAGGTGGGTGACAACAAGAGCGGCGTCATCTCGGCCGATTATATACATGGCCAATGATGGGTCTTTGATAAACATGGCAACAGTCTTATCAGCTTTATTAAGGGTGTCTTTCTTAATGCCGACTTCCTTGCCTGACACATACATGTTCTTGACGCTGGTTTGAATCTTCTCTTGTGTTGTCGCCATTTCCTGCTGAATAGCTTCTTGCTGCTGTTTATAAGCAAAATCTTTCTGGACAGTAATAGTCGCATTCTTCGTAAGGGCGTCTTCTCGAATCCTCACTTTGTTTGCGAAATCGGTGTCATAAGGATCGGGCATGGGCGGGACAGTGACGAGCTCAGGGATTGCTGCTTCTTTCACAGGCCCCCTGAGTTTCGCAACTTCCGCTTCAGCGGCTTCTCGCTTCTTACGCTCCTCATGCTTCTGGTACGTAAGTTTATTGATCTTTTTATCGACAGCTTCTTGATTGATGGGTCTGGTTTTAGTTTCTTTGGTTTCCGTAGTCTCTTCGGATTCCGTGGCTTCTGCTGTTTTGGTGGTGTCTGTCTCTTCTGCCTCTGGGGCAACGACCTCTACAGTCTCCTCACCATCCTCGAACTTGATATTCTCCAAGGGATCAGGTTTGGTTTCTGTTTCGGTTGTTTCCTGATTTTCAGTCTCAGTAGACTCGTTTGGATCTGGCATTGTGTTCCTTTCCGGTATTTAAAGACGCCGACGTCTACCTGGTATCGCACCAGTAGGTTTAATTGGTTTTTGCATCTCTAGTTACGTCCTTAGCCTGTTCCGTATGCGCGGCACTAACAGCGGGCGTTTCTTTAATGGCCAGCGCTTCGGTTATTAACTTAAGCGTTTCCGCTTGCGTTTTGAGTTGTTGTGTTGTAGACGTTACAGCGTCAACCATCTGCTGTTGCTGATCAGACGCAAGTTTTGCTTTGGCCAATTCGGCTTTAACCAGTGCATCGTCTTCTTTAAGATCCAATTTACGATCTTCAATGGTTATATTGGCCCGGCGTTCCATATCCTTACTATCAGCGTCTTTCTTCTGTGCTTCAGCGATATCCAGGTTGGCTTGTTCAGTGGGTGTAGGACCGGCATTCTTCTCAGCTTCCTGTTGAGCTGCAACCACTTTCTTCTCTTCTTCAGTTTGCTGACCTGGGGGTATCATACCTGCGCCCAGGAGTTGTAAGCGCTTGCGTTCAGCGAGCTTATCAATGCCTGGCGCTGAGATGTTATTGAGCAGCACATCTGAACCCATTTCGATGATAGACGGATCGATTGTCGCAAGTTCAGTGATCGCTGTAACAGTTTCCTGTTGCTTGGATTGGAATGCAGGACCGGCTGAGCACACAATATTGTATGTTCCTTTATTGAGGTCATTTATTTCTACAAACTCTTCGGTATCCTCATCAAAGATTTTGTCTTTGAGAGTAATGACATCAGTTGACCCGTCCTGCCCAGTTAAGATCATCTCCTGTTGTGTATCATACACCTTCGGTATGGCAGCTACTAAGATATTGGCCGTATGCTGTATACCAATTTCCATGGAGGTGAACCATTTACGTTTAGGATTGTCTGATTTATTCTGGAGCAGATTGACCGCTGTTCCAGACCTGCCCGCAGGAGCCAATCCGCGGCTTTCATCAAACGTGCCCGACACACGTGATATAAAGCTTTGTGCGGATTGGCTTACTTCCTGCAAGCCTGGATTAGAAGCAGGCGCTCCCTGGTATGCAGGCGGCAATTGGCCATCTACGTGATCATAAAACTGTACAGGATCAACATTTGTATTTAAAGTCCGCAAGGTCATCTTGACGCTTGCAGATGCAGCTTGTTCCTTGGTCATCCAAATTTTACCGCGGGGAGATAAGGCGCCTTCTTCAATCTTTCTCGATTCGGCGTAATTTTTGACCCGTTGGGCATCCATCAACTTTTCAGTGACGCTCCAGTAGATCACCTTATTCTCAGAGATACGGAAGTTACCATAAACAGGCACAATTGGTAGATAAGAGAAAACAGTCTCTTTCTCATCAGTCAACCAGTCTGCGCCATCAAATACTTTTTGGTACACAACGTCATATGGGCGCATTCTGGTCTTGGTGACTTTGATGTCTTTAGCAAACAGGTCATCCCTGATTTTGGCAAAGTCCTCATCAAGGACTACCACACGACCATCTGACAGAAGACCCAGTTCTCTCTTTTTCTTTTTCTTGAACAGGTATTCCCCAATCATAACCTCATGGGGTTTCTTGTAGGAATACACCTGTTGTTTAACATGTGATTCAACAGACTCTAATGAGCCCGTAGGGTATTTTTTCTTATAAGCTTCTTTGGTCATGGAGGTTAAGACCCAACCAAAGGAAGCGTCTTTCATCGTTTGATGTTGCGCATCTGGGTCGAACCACACAGTGTCGACGAAGTTTGGTATATGTTTGATCATCAGGTCTTGCTGGAAGGAGTCATCGTTACGATACTCTTGCACGACTCTCCAACCATCAATTCCTGTACCTACCATTGCGCGCGCGGCTGCGTTATAAGAAAAGCGTGCACTGGATATATTCTCAATGGTACGGACAATGCCTTCAAACTGCTGAGCAGTCTGTTTGGATGACTGAGCGCCAGCAGGAGTGATACGGATATTGAAATCCATAGCTTCCATCTCACCCATGATGTCGTCAACGATCGGATTACACTCATCGAAGGAGTATCGTGGTTTGCCGGAGAAGCGATTGATAATCTCTGGTTCCCACTGGCCATCTCGCTTATTCAAAAAGTGGTCAGATTCGCGTGACATATCACGATTGTCCCACTCAGTCTCCTGGGCTTCTTTCAACGACACGATCATTTTTGAGTGGTCAATCATAATCTACTCCATTTCGACGCCCTTAAGGTACTCGGCGTCGGCGGCTTCAGTCATTTTCTTTTTGCGTTTAGGAACAGCCTTCAGTAGCCCCTTTTTATTGATAGCGGGCTTCTTACCTTTCAGACCGGCCTTTTTGGCATAATAGTCAACAGCTGTTTTGATATAAGAGTTGACTTTCGCCTTCATGTCTTTGGACGACATTAGTCCTTTTTTCTTTTTCTCGGCCATGGGGTCTCCTAATACATGCTGTATGAGTTGCTGTTAGGCAGTTTACGTCTCTTGTTAGCAGAGGCTTTACGCCGTTTCTTTCTTTCGGCAGTTCCTTTCCTCAAGCCAACCTCACCAGCTTTGGTCTTGACCCGTTTCTTCCTGGTGGGCTTTGAAGCCTTAGCTGTGGCAGCCTCTTTCTTCCTACGATCTGAAAGCTCACGG